GTCATTGAAGACTACTACAAAACAGTAGCTATTTTGACTGGGGAAGAATATGACCCTCAGCATGCTGTGGCACGCCGCAATCTCCTCCTTGGAGTAGGACACGCCTTCTACATCGTCCAGCAGACTGTCTTCCACACGCCCTACGGAAACCCATCTGGTCAGGCTCTAACAACTCAGCTGAACTGCCTTGTCAATCAGTTTTTGATTCGCCTTGCCTTCATGGCTATCATGGGTCCTGACTATCGGTATGAGGACCATGTTCGCTGCAAAGTGTATGGTGATGATTTTGCTGCCAAGGTTTCAGACGCAGTGGCTGGCAAATTTAACTTCCGAACCATCAAGAAGTATTTTGCCGACAACCACATCAAGATCACCTGGCCCAACAAGTACTGTGCGGATAAGGAGGAGGACTTTTGCGATGATAAGGATTTCACATTCCTCAAGCGCTCGTTCGCCCGCGATCCCAAGACTGGTTTCATCTGCGGCCCTCTCGATTGGGAAACTATCATGGAGATGCCACAGTGGATTCGGAAGGTAATGGACCCTGTCACTATGACCATTGAGGTTCTTGAGAATGCTCTCATAGAAGCTACCGCCCATGGCGAGGACAAGTTCAACGAGCTTGTCTCATTCTTCTCAGAGAATATTCTCAAGAATCTTCCGGGATACCAGGTCCCCTCCTTTGAACACTTCAACAACATCCGCTGGGAAATCTTCACCAACAAGGTTGACAACCGAGCCATGCCCCAACTCCGCCACAGCCGCCCTGAGGAACTTTTCACTATGCAAGGAGCCGTCTGGGTCGAGAACAACAAGGTAGCCCGTGAGCTTATTACCGACGTGCTAGAGTGCAAGGAGCGACAGATCTCCATCCTCTACAAGAGTTTCGTCGACGTTGAGCGCATAGCTGCCACGATGTTCAAGAACCCAGACTTCATCGTCAATGAGTACCTCAGTGATCCTGACGAGTGGTGGAATGGCGAGAGCAAATACCATCTCCTATTCCTTAGGAGGCAGTATAAGATCGAAGCTCCCATTGCCACCACCCGCATTGACGGATGCATTCCTTGGTTTGCTGTGC